AAGCTCTGGTTCGCGGGATCCGCCGCCACCGTCAAGTTCGCCGTCATCCGCCTGCCCTAGCGGGAGCGATGGGATCCCGCCCATGAAGGCCGGCAGCCTGCGCCACCGGGTCACGATCCAGAAGCTCACGATTACCCAAGGTAGCGCGGGCGAAGTGATCGAGGCCTGGAGCGACGTCGCGACGGTGTATGCCGCGGTCGAACCGCTTTCTGGTCGGGAATTCTGGCAGGCGCAGCAGGTCGCGGCCGAGACCCAGATCCGGGTCCGGATCCGTTACCGGCCCGGATTGGAGACCACCATGCGCCTGATCCACGACGACAGGACGCTCGAGATCCTCTCGATCGTGGACCCCGAGGAGCGCCATCGCGAGCTGCAACTCATGTGCCGGGAGCTGAAGGCAACGGAGAGCGCGGCATGATGAAGATCGAGCTCAAGGGTGCCGCCGAGCTACGCCGGAAGTTGATGGCGATGGAGAAAGGGCTCGCGGCGGACTTCCTACAGCCGATCGTGCATACAGGGGCAATGATGATGGAAGCGGTAATGCAGCAGTTGGCACCGCGGCGCACTTCTGCCCTCGCCGTCGGCATTCACATCGAGGACATCAAGGCTGGCAAAGGATACGCCTACTCGCTGGTCGGGCCGGACAAGGAGCAATACTACGCCCGCTTCCATGAGTGGGGACTTGGTACCGGCCGAGCGACCCAGCTATTCGGTCCGATCCAGGAGAAGACCCGGCGACGGCGCGGGAACTGGGAAAATTCCCAGCGAATTCGACGAGAATTGCTGGACAAATTCATTCTGGGTAAAGACGTGGAGAGGGCGTACCGGCACAGAGATCTCGGCATCAGCTACGGGCTCTCGAGGAGAGAACTCAGGCGGCAAATGATCCTCGGCAAGGGCGGCTACCTCCAAGGCGAGCGCCGGCCCAACATGGCCGCTCATCCTTTCATGCGCCCGGCCGTCACCTGGTGCTGGCCGTACGTCCGCCAGATGATCACCGAGCGGCTCCGCGCGCTGATCGACAAGTTCGAGGCGGCGGCATGACGATCGAGGAGGGGCTGTTCGCGTATCTCGCCGCCAGACCAGAGATCACGAACGTAATCGGCAGCTCGCCGACCAGGTTGTATCCGGTTGCCGCACCGCAGAACCCATTGGCTCCATTCGTCGTCTATCAACAGATCAACGAGGACCGGGAGCGCGCCGGGTCGGGTCCCGCCGGTGTCGTCGATGCGACCTTCAACCTGAGCTGTTGGGACCAGACCTACCCGGGGGCCAAGGCGCTTGCGAGGCTTCTGCGCCGTGAACTGGAGAACGCCAGGGGCTGGTGGAGTGACGTCGAGATCGGCTCGGTGCAGGCGAATCAGACGCGGGATGACTTCAACGGCGACCTCGAGTTGTTCGGCGCCCTGGTTGTCCTCACCGTCCAGTACAGGGAGGCATAGATGAGCAAGGAAGTCGCTGTGTTCGGCAAGGGCACGATCCTCAAGCTCGGTGATGGCGCGACGCCTGAGGTTTTCACCGAAGTCGAGGGGATCACGAAATGGGGCGTGGATCCCGGGGGTGCCGGCGATCCGGACAAGATCGACATCACCTCCGGCTCGACCGTCGGCATGGTGCGCGAGAAAATGGACGGCTACAGTGAGAAGCGTTCCGGCACGGTCGATTTCGATCTCGTTTGCGATCTCGACAACGTGCAGCACGAAGCGCTCTGGGATGCTTCCATGGCCGGCACCGACCTCAACTTCCAGATCGTGATGCCAACCAAAACGGGCACGAAGCAGAGAGCCTTCACCGCCCGCATTTCCGGCTTCCCGCTTGACATCCCCCACGACAAGATCGTGACGGTAAAGGGCAAGCTCGCGATCAAGGAAGACACCTGGGTGGTGCTGTGAGTCTCCTGACCCGCGATCAGATCTTCGCAGCTCCGCCCTTAGCCTACGAGGACGTAGAGATAGCGGAATGGGGCGGCATTGTCCGCTTGCGCGAGATGACCGCTGGTGAACAGCAGACCTATGCCACCCTTCTTCTCGACGGGGAGCAACGGCTGGACTTGAGTAACTATGAGGCCAAGTTGCTGACGTGCACTATCTGCGATGAGGCTGGCGGGCTGCTGTTCACCCCTGGGGATGTTGGCGCAGTCAGTGGGCTCGCCGCCGAACCCATCGGCAGACTTTGGAAGATCGCCGCGTCGCTGAACCATTTCGGAGTGGGCGAACTTGAAGCCCTGGGAAAAGAACTCGCCGTCCGGAGCGGCGCATCCTCTTCCGGCTCGCCCTCCTCCTCGGACGGACCGTCGGAGAGATCGAACGGAGCATGAGCGGAACCGAGCTGCTGGAGTGGAGGATGCTGCTGACCGGGACCGCCGGAACGCCGCCTTCCCCGGGTGGTGATGACAGCGGCCTGGATCCCGACGAGCTGGACTTGGCGATCGCGAAGATGTTTCCAGGGGATGCCTGATGGGCCTGCTTGCCGTCCTCAAGGTGATGCTCGGCATTGATAGCCTCGAATATCAGGCCAAACTGCGCGAGGCAACGGGAGACACCGACAAATTCGCTGTTGCCGTCGGCGCCAGCGTCGGTCGGGTCAAAGAACGCGTACAAAGTGGAATTGGCCAGCCATTGCTGCTGGCTGGGCTGGCGGCGCAGAAATTCGGCGGCCAGTTGACCAGCACCTTCTCGGACGCGGCGGGCGTTACCAGCAAATTGGCGGTCCAAACAAACGGCTTGTTCATGGCCACGGGTCGCGTGGCGGATGCCGGGCTACTGGCCGTGGCCTCTTTCGGCAAGCTCTCGGCCGTGAAGGTCTCGACGGCCACATTAAATGCGGGGATGCTCGGCTTGGCCACCTCCGTGGGTGCCGCCGCGTACGAGATAACTAGGTTGATCATGGAACTGAGCGGGCTCGACGAGGCAATGCGCGACAAGGCCGGCAAGCCTGCGGCGGAGCTCGCCGAGGCGCTCGCCAAGGACGAGGAACGATTCAAAGGGGCGGCTGAGCAGCTCGCGCGGCTTACGGCACAACTTCACCTCTCGGGACCGGCGTGGGCATTCGAGGCGAAATGGACACGCGAAAATGCTATCCGCGTGTCCGAACTCACCGACAAGGTGCTCGCGTATGCCCGGTCGAGGCGTTCCATCAGCGAGAACGTGGCCGGTTACTTCGCCACCATGCAGTCCGAAGAGGGCCTCCACCGGCGGGCCATCGCGACCCTCGATGCATTGCGCCTGAAATTTGATCAATCCTACGGGGTGATGACGAAACCCCAACTCACGGATGCGCTCGCGAAGCTGGCCGGAGACGTCCGGAAGATGGCCGAGCAAGGAATCCCCTGGGCGCAGATCATGGACAAGGTGGCGCCGCGGTTCAAGGAGCTTGCCGAGTTCGCTGGCACATATGTTGGTTTCAACATGCCGAAGGAGGCCCAAGACCTCGGTGACGCGTTTCGAGATGACACCGGCGGGGCGCTCGACGCATTGTTGAAGCGATGGGCAACGATGGCGCCCGCTATCAAGACCGGTGTCGAGGACTCCCGGAAATACCTCGAACAGATGGGCAAGGACCTCGAGGGCTCGATCTCGGGAGGCTTTGGCCGTGGAGCCGAGGAAGGGGTGAACTTCGCCAAGCAGCAGATGGACGCCTGGCGGGCGGAGATCGCGGCTAACCCGATCAAGGTGCCATTCGACATTCCCAACCTGCGGGCGGAGATCTTGGCGATGATCAAGGGACAGCGGCCGGTGACCGAGGGAAGCGCGCCGTGAGCTTCGTGGCGATCGAGCGGGACGACGTCGAGCTCACCGTGACCATTCCCCCCAAGATCGTCTCGCGGTTCGAGGAGGGCGGCCCGGCGCGCACCATCTCCGTCGCCGTCGGCGGCCAGGCCATCGCCACCGAGGTCCCCCAGAGCGTTGACCAGCGCCTGCTCGTGCTCCGTTGGGAGGACATGGATGCCGCGTCCGTCGCGATCGTCCAGTCGCTCCTCGCCGGCAGCGGGCCCATCACCGTCCTGACGCACGTGGGCGCCACCCCGGCGACCTGCGCCTTTGGGCCCCGGTCCGAGCAGAAGATCACGCCGCTGGTCGCCCCGGCCTATCCGGAGACCCTCGCCGGCGGCGGGACGCAACTGGACCAGCGGAAGCGGTGCAGCGTGGAGCTGACTCTCTACCGCATCTAGGAGACCACAATGAGCGCTGACCTTGTCCT